AGCGCATCACGCCAGACGAGGAAGGCACGTTTAACATTGAGGCAGTTCATATGCCAACTAGCGCCTCTGGCGTCTTGGAGATGGCAAACGGCTTTGATACAGCCGGCAACTGGGTAATCGAAAGCTGATGACCGTTACTTTCCCCACTCTTGAACCAACTAGCCGCAGTTTTGTCGCGCCACGTTGGCCAACCTCTGGTATTACCAGCCAGTCTGGTGTGACCACGCGACGGCTATGGGGCAGCAGGCCATCGCAGGCCCAGCTGAGTCTGAGCTTTGACAACATCAGCGACGACAATGCCGGCTTGATTGTTGCTGCCTACAACTCGGCCAAAGGCGCAACAACTGAGCTGACACTGCCCAACGTGTTGTTCAATGGCGCTTCTGCTGCACTGACCGGCTGGCTCAATACAACATCAACTGGTGCTGGCATGAAATGGTTTTTCTCAGATGAGCCGCCAACAGTTGAAAGCGTTGCCCCAGGCCGTTCGTCAGTACGAGTGGCCCTAGTGGCCGAGCTTAGACTGGCCTAAACGCCAAGCGAGCATGGCTGTCAAAACTGCTGCAACCGCTGAACTGCAGTTTGGCGGCGCCGTTATTGGCAAGGTGCGAGACGTATCGCTGAACATCAGCCGCGACGCGCTAGAAACGACAGGAATCGGGCAAACCGATCGGACCTATGCCTATGGCATCCGCAGCACAAGCGGAAGCGGGACGCTGCTATACGACTCCAGTGATACAGCGACACGCAATGTGATGAACACGCTTCTTAGCGACTCACAATCGCTGTCGCGGGTGAAGCTGGTGTTGGACACCGCCACTAGCCTGGGCACCATCGAGGGCGATGTCGTTGTAACGCAAGCCGGCATCAGCGTCAGCGTCGGAGATGTCGTCAGCGTCCCGATCAGTTTCAACGTCAGCGGAAAGCCTAGCGGTAGCTTCTGATGGCAGTCCTCGGTGTTGGCGGTGTTCTCGACATCAGCCGGGCGATCCCCGAGCCCGTTGCGCTGTCGTCCGCTCGTATCAACACTGGCGGCGCCACGACAACGATTTCGCTGACAAACCCCGGCTACTGGGCAGGCGACCGGATCATCATTGCCTCATCGTTTGGTGTGCCGTTCGATGTCAACGGCGATGGCTACGCAGACTGCCCAGACGGGCACGGCATCTACCGCGGCGGCACCTGGAACACAGGTGTAAGCCGAGCTTTCTACACCGGAAGCAATACAGACACGAGCCCTTTTTACCGCCAGTACACAGAGACCCTGAGTCTGGTCACACAGTCTGGCAATCAGCTTGTCACCCAAGCCGATGATGCACTGATCGGCTTATCAAGTGCAGAAGAAGCTGAGGATTTCTACAACAACACCGCCAATACCGGCCTCTCCACACAAGCCGACGGCTACATGAGCCGCGACGAATTAGATCGCATTCGCCTATGGACTACAGAAGCCGCCGCCCACGCAGCAAGCGGTACAGAAAAAGCGATCTCAAAAGTTAAGTGCGGCAACTTTATTGTCACCTACTACGATGATGCTGCACAATACACAGCAGCAATCAATACTGCGGCGACATTACTCAATGAGCTCTCGCTGCTGCAATCTGAACAGCCGCTGGCGAGCGTAATCCCACTGCCCGCCGGATTTGCGGCGCTGTGCGACGACGCCAACCGTAACTGGAAGATGCAGTGTGATCTTGAAGAATGGGTGATGTCGATTGACGCTACCAACCTTGACACCACTGCGATCGGCGAAACCTTCGGCGAACATGTGAAGTCCTTGGTGCGTGGTGCCGGTACACTCCAGTTCCAAGCTGATCACCGCGCCCAGGTGGGCGAAGAGGATAGCTTGGCGCTGCTGCGTCTTGTCTTGCTAACTCAAAACCAATGCAACACTAAGGCGCGATTCCATCTTTACAAAAACCGCACAGCACCTAACCCGCAGATCGACGGTTCGGTTTACTACGAGTGCGACATTCTTCTCACAAATTCAAGGCTAAATACACGAGCTGTCGACGTTGTTGCCGGTACAGCTGATTTTGTAGCAACATCTGAAATCAAGATCAAGGTTGCCACTGGCTAGACTTTAAGTACGTAAGACCAATGGAAGCTCGTGGCCAGCCTTGGATTTGCCGGTGACAATGGCTCGCTGAGCGACATCAACGCAACCCAGGGGGAGTTCCGCGAGCAGATTGCGGCGCTGAACGACCTAATGCGTCAGATCGCCGGCAACGCAGCCGTATCCACTGGCGATTCCGCGCAGGCTGATCCGCTCAATGCGCCGTTCACGCTGTACGTCAACCCTTACACCGGAAGCGACGAGTTTGTCGGCGGTGCCTACAACTCCTTCGAGAGCGGCGCGACCCAGCAGCAAATCATCGATTCCAAGCTGAAGCGCCTCGAAAAGCAGCGCCTCACCTGTGGTTTCACCCCGCAGCGCCCATTCCGCACGATTAACCGCGCCGTCATTGAGGCCGCGATCATCACCAGCAAGGACTGGTACACGATCACCGATCCTGCCGCACACGTCGACTGCGTGAGCATCGTGCTGGCCCCCGGTGTCCACACCCTTTACAACGACCCCGGCAGCGGCAGCACCAGCCTCACAAGTTGGGGCCTCTCCAAGAGCCCGACCACTGCCGAACTGATTCAATTCAACCCAGCCACGGTCGGCGGCGTGCTGCTGCCCCGTGGTTGCTCGCTATGTGGCGCTGACCTGCGCAAGGTCACGATCCGCCCTAACTGGGTCCCTGATAACGCAGACGAAGCGGCCGACTACAACAATCGCCGCGAGATGCTGAAGATCACCGGCACTGGCTACTTCTTCGGCTTCACCATCATGGACAAGGTGGGCGAAGAGCGCAGCCACCATCTGCTATCCGCTTTTGGTTTTGCCAGCAAAGCCGAGCTTGATGCCTTCTACGCCAAGACCTTCAGCGCCGTTGGCGATGGCGCCGATCTGGCTTCTGCGCTGACCGTCACGCGCGGCACCGAGTACCAGATCGTCGGCCCAATCGACCAGACGCAGACGCCCGTAGCGGCTTGGGATACCACCAGCAGCGCTTCGCCCTACATCTTCAACTGCTCGGTCCGCTCCAACTACGGCCTGGGCGGCGCATGGATGGATGGCGCCAAGGTGAGCGGCCTGCGCAGCATGGTCACCGCCAACTTCACTGGCGTGAGCCTGCAGAAAGACATGAGCTGCTGGCAGCGCTACAGCGCAGGCGGGTGGACCACCACCACTTACGAGCAATACATCGCCGCTGATCCTGATGACATCAGGATGAAGCCCGAGCGCGTCAGCCGGCACATCAGCGCCATCAACGATGCGTTCATCCAAGAGGTGAGCATCTTTGCCATCGGCCAAGGCATTCACCACTTCACCGATCTCGGCGGTGAAATCACCATCACCAACAGCAACAGCAGCTTCGGCGGCTGCGCTGCGATCAGCAAGGGCTACAAGAACGTCTCATTCCCCAGCGATCGCAACTGGACGATCCGAAACATCAAGGTACCGCTCAACGTGAGCGAAAAGACTGGCAACATCCGCCAGATCTACCTGGGCACCGTTCAAAGCGCGACTGCCAGCGCAATCACGCTGACCACTGATCTGGCGGCTGATGCGTCATCGTCCACCATTCCGGCAATCCTGCTGCGTGATGGCTATTCGCTGGCCAATGGCACCAAGATCTGGATCGAGAATCCCAGTGGCGATCCCTGGTATTCAAACCTGAGCAGTGCCGCGTGGGATGACGACGCACCCGATACGATCAACATCACCGGCGCCTTCACCGGCAACGACTCCACCACCGATCCTGATGGCGTAAGCCTGCTGCCCGGTAAACGGGTTTACGTGCGCCGCTTGGTGGACACCCGCACGCCAGAAGAGCGGCGCGTGTCGATCCTGATGAACAACACGGCCACCGTCCGGTTGCCGCAGCGCAACTTCATCCTGCAGACCGATCCTGCTCGCACCAATGGCGCCATCAGCCGCGCACTGGTGGCTGGCGGCAGCGAAGTCTTTGCTGTGAGCAACGTGGGCTCTGTGCCTACATCCGGCGGTGGCATCGCCACTTCGTCCGAGATCACGCTGCGCCGCTCAGCGGCAACGGTGACCTACGCCAACGGCACCTTCTACCCCGCTGGCACCATCGTCCGCCACGCCAACAAGCACTACCAGGCGCTGGCTGACGTGACGACTACCACGGCTGCACCTGACGCTGCGGTGTTTGGCGAGACGTTTGTCCACATGCCTTCGGATTACAACGCCGAAGACCCGATCACGCAGGAAGCCCGCATCCTGTCGTTCGACACCGATACCGACACCGATCCCTACAGCCAAACGCTCGGCATCAACTTCAGCACGATCTGGACCAGCGCCGGCTCCACCCGAGATCGGTATCGCAGCAGCACCGACTACAAAGGCATCCATGCGCTGCTGGTGGCTCTGGGCCTCACCTCAGATCAGGCGCACACCGCACTCGTGCCCAAAGCCACGAGCAGCCGCCTGCTCGATCCCGCCAGTAGTGTCGACTTCCCAACTGCGCCGTCTGGCGGTGCCGCTACTGGACGCGGTTACTGGGCTGTGGAATTCCGCCGCCCGAGTGTGCTGCGTTTGTACGGGCACGCTTGGGAATGGGCTGGCTACCTGAACTACACCAAGGCTGTCCCCGCAGCCCAGAAGGATCTTGGCCCCCAGAATAAGTTCACCTACTACTTCACGAGCGCGGCTGGCGGTCGCGTCGTACCTCAAGGCTCCAACGAGGACGGCTTCAACGTGTCGCCTCGTGGCCTGGAAGACGTCGAGACCGGCGCCACGCTGACGGTTGAGTCCCTAGGCACCAGCTCCGTTGACGACTACCAACAAACACAGTTCCCTGCGCTGAGCGTTGATGAACTGAGCGTCAAGAACATCAACATCTCTGGCACCATCACAGGCTTGCCTGATGTGGGCCGTGCCGCAACCGACACCCTCGGTCCCACATACCTCGCCTCCATTGATCGACTGAACAGCCTGGCAGCGGCATCATCTGACAACCAGATCAACGCCAACCCTTACGCGGTTACCGCCGAGGGCCTGAACTACTGGAAAAACAAAAACCGCTTGGTGTCCGCCCCTGTTGGCGTGCAATACATCTACGTCGACTCGGCGACCACGAACGACCCGAGCTACGAGCAGATGCTGGCAGGCACACCCCCTAGCTCACCCGCAACCCGAGTGCGTAATCTGCAAACGGCGGTTTCCTATGCCAATACGATTTACGGTCCGACCGCCACTGTCGAATACCGCATCGCACCCGGAATCTACGAATTAAAGGGCTCCACGGTATTCACGACAAATGCAGCAGTTCGTGCGTGGAATATGACCACCAATACCGCACTAAACGATGATCGCGAAGGCGGCACTATCCCATTTTTAGGTGGGTCTGCTGAAACATTCAGCAACTACCTCGATCCGACCAAGCAACCAATTTTCCTCACTTGGATGCGCGGTGATTTTGACGATGCTCCATTTCGTAAGTATGTCTTCACATTCGCTTCCCCATTCCAGCTTCGCTTCAAAGAGCAAGGAGCTGTCATTGGAATTGCATGGTGGGGCGCTACTGAGACCATCACAGGAGGGTTTGCGTCAACCCTTGCGAATGCACAAGCTCGTGTGTCAGATAGTTTTTTCACAAATACGCGCATACCATTGGCGAATGTACCGTCCGCTTTTAGGCAGAGTGCAGTAAGCAATCCAGACGATGCTTTTGACTATTTTCAGCGTGCGTGCGCGATCCGCGTAACATCCGCAGACAGCAATGGCTACTACCGTTTATACGGACATCGCCATACTCCTGCGGTTGTATTCGAGAAAGGGGGACGAATAAACAATTGTGCTTTTGGCGCTGTCTCACCGGCTGACGATGCGATCGCCGGTGGCGAAATCCAGTTTCATAGCATGATTGAGGTAGGACAAGAAAGCGTAGAGCTTAACGGCTTGCGCTTCTTCGGCAACATACGCATGTCTAGCAAGCTAAATAGCGGGACAGTCGACCTCAGCAGCGAGGGGCTTGGAGTACGCGACTACGCAAACATCAGAATGCGGGATGCAGGCGCATTTAATTTCGCGACACAGAATTATTTGATGACTGGTCACGCGCTTACATTTATTGCCCCTGAAGTCGCAAATAACATCAATGGAACCTTTAAGGTAGGCTTCGGGACTATAGCTAGTGTCAACTCTAGCGGAAACACAGAAAACAATAACCCATGGTCAAATTTTTCGTTGGTGTCTTCAAATTACAGCGGCGGTACAGTCAGCTACGCAATCGCCACTTCTACCGCAGCAGCGAGCGACACGTCATGGAAGACAGCCGGGCCTGCGTTCCACTCATTCTTTAATGTAGCCGCAGGCATAACACCCGGACTGTTCAGGAATTGGCTTCAGTTTGCGCTAGATAGTGACATCAACGGCGAGGCAAATAGAACGGCAGACAGTGCTGGCTTTGACGGCAAGTTTGGTAACTACGCAAGGACCTACTCTTCTAGCACTACAAGCTCCACCTATTATTCAAAAGGAAGCCTATTCGCTATCTTTACCGCTGTAAATTTGGACCGGAACAGTGTTTTTGGGGACACCCCATCTACTTGGTTCTCCGTAGCAGGCGGCGACCGCGATGAGGACGGTCTAGGAGTGCCGAATGTGACCACCTACACCAGTGGCCTCAGCGCTGGAGGTATTGGCCAAAACAACGACCCCACAAGCTCCACAGGCTTATTCGCCGCGTTGAACATCAAACTACGCGGCTTCAAAAAGGGCATTGATACAACCAATGCCAATGTCATCCGTCTCGACATGGTGCTTTGATCATGACCATCTCTTTCTCCATCGAACTCCTCAACACCCCCGCTGTCGTCACCGAGCTCGGTGACATGTCCGACGTACTTGTAGAAGTGCAATACCGCCTATGCGGCTTTGACGGCACACGCTATGCCTACCGCACCGGGACCGCTACCTTCCCCGCCCCCGAGCCCGATGGCTTTCTGCCGTACAACACCCTTACCCCGGATGTAGTCAAACAATGGACCGAGGATGCTGCTTCCGATGACATCACAGCACTACAAACCGAGATTGAATTCGAACTTGCACAGCCCGTGCAGGAGCTGAAGCCCTTGCCTTGGCTTATGCCCAACCTCGCTAGCATAGGCATAACGCCCGCCCCTTGATCGCTGTGGCTAATACAAAGATTACCGAGCTGACACAGCTTACCAATCCCGTTAGCACTGACGTCCTTCCTATTGTCGATGTAGGAGCTGATGTTACTAAGAAGATTAGTATTGCAGATCTATTAAAAAATGCAAGTACCGGCACTGCTGAAGCGCCTGGCATTGCATTTGATGGGGACACCAATACCGGCATTTACTCCCCCGGCGCAGACCAACTAGCCATCTCGACTAATGGCACTGGGCGGTTGTTTGTTGATGCAAGTGGGAATGTTGAGGTAAGGTCGGGAACTTTAACTTTAGGGCCAGTTGGCGGAGAAGGTGGCGAGTTAACCATCAGAAATACGACAAATACGGCTACTGTTTACGCGCTTGATGCCAGCACTGATACAAATGCTCGTTTATTTACAACAAACAATAACTGCAACCTGCAGATTGGCCAGCTTGCTGGAACGGGCGGAATCATTCAGCTTTTTACCAGTGCCTCTGAGCAAATGCGTTTGGATTCCAGTGGCCGCTTAGGTCTGGGGACTAGTAGCCCTAGCCAAATACTGGGAATTACCACGGCGACTAATGACGACGGTATTATCCTCACTAACTCCAGTGCAAACGGTGGTCGAATCAGGCTTGAGTCAACTGGGACAGGAGGTCGCGCATATCACATCAACGTAACAGCAGACGGAAGTGGTGCAGGCGGTGGCAAGTTTGTTATTCGTGATAATACTGCGTCAGATGCAGCACGTTTAACAATTGACTCCTCAGGCAACGTAGGGATTGGTACCACTGCGCCAAATACGTTATTGCATGTTGCAGGTAATGCAACTATTGGCGCCGCTGATGCAAACCCATGTGCCATTGAGCTAGGCCAAGGCGCAAC